CATATCGTGATCTTTGCCGCAATACGTTGGTTTTTGGTGGATCGAAGGCATATCACCAGAAGGCCAAACATACTAAAAACATGAATAGCGGCGCACTTATAACAAAGGGCGTTTTGGGGCTTGAAATGTGGGATAACCAGCGCGAAACGATGCAAGCCTATCGCGAAATCGGCATGACTGAAAAGCAGTTTAATGACGTGTTGATTGATTCCGGCATGATCGACAAAGTTGGAAAAGTTGCCGCAAATAATGACGAATTGAAGGTAAACCAGCGCAAGCTTGCGACCTTGCTTGATCTTTACGGTAAAGAAACCCGCGAACTGGGCGAAACAATGTGGGCGGCATTTAATGCTTTAACCCACTGGTCAACTCATTTGCCGGATGCCAATAAGGGGGGCAGGGATGAAAAGAAACGGCTTGATAAGTCGATTGCCGTTCGTGATCTTGTCCAGTCTAACGCATGGCTAAACTATGCGGGAATGGTAGCGGCATAACATGGGCGAGTTTATTGCGAATGCTTACAAGGTAGTTTGGATCATATTCCTTGTTCTTGCTATTTTAATGATCCTTTAAACCAACGCCCGATGGGCAGAAAGAAACCAACCAATGACTAAAATTCCAACGAACCTAATCAATGATTTTGCAACTCTTACTGATCGCATGGAACGTGCTATTCGTGACGATGAGCGGGCAACCGTTTTGCGAGAGATCAACGAACGCCAGCAAGAAGCGGCGCAACGATTCCTTGCGGCTATCTTTGCTGATCGCAACGGCGAAACCTCAAGCTTAAATCTTGGGGATCAGGCGGCGAAAAAGCTTCGGCAGCGGCGCGGGTTTCATTCCGATAGTAAGCTTGGCAAGCTTTATCGGTGCCTTGCGTATCGGTCTTATCCGGTAACAAAGAACACGCTTTGCCGTGAATCTGGCATGACCCCACTGTCGGTTTATAAGGGAATCCAGACCTTGCGCCGTAAGGGATACCAGATTGAAACCTTGTCCGGTTTTGGTATCAAGCGCAGATATAAGCTTGCCAGCTAATCCGGCAGCGGCTATAACATGGGGGCGGGGCGATGTTGTCCCGCCTCAGAAACCAACGAAAAGGAACTTAAACTGATGACAATGACCCCTTTAGAAATGCTTCAAACAGCAAAACGTTATTCACCAGCCGATCAGAAGGTAAATGTTGATTTTACCAAATCGAGCTTTTCCGGCCTTACTAGCGGGGAATTGTTCGAAGGTGTTGAACTGACATTTGACCCTGAATTTGGGACAATTTATATTGATTGTCGCGGCTATGAAGTTGCTATTCATCTAGGCAATACCAAAGACTGGACGACTAAATGCGCTGATGGTGGTTTTGATGGCGCGTTGTCCGTTTCCGCACTTGTGAAAGAAGATGACTTGATAGAAGATAAACAAACCGGTGAAATTGTTTTCAACAATCTTTTTGAACACGTTTTGCCAACCCTTGAAACCAACAACCAATAGAGAAGGAATATAAAACGATGGCTAAATCAGTTTTGAATATCACAGAAGAGACTAAAGGAACCGACCTTGTTGTGTTGGATATGCAGTCGCTTATCACTATCCGCAACATGACCGACAGCATCTATTCGCAGCTTGACTGCTTGCGCGATCTGATGAAAGCGGCGGGCGTTCCGTCTTACTCTTTCGAGCGAGATAATACCGTTCGTGCCTATGCTGAACAGTTGAAGGTAATCAAAACCGACGAGTAACCGACGCGCATTCCTCCCCAACCTTGACCCGCTTGGCTAGTCCGGCGGGTTCTTTTTTGCCTGAAGCTTAGTAAATACCGTTGCGGATTGATATCGCGGGATAAACTAGGGGGTGTCGTTCTGTAAGATTGCTAACAAATACGCAGTCAATATCCCGCCAGTAAAGTTTGCAATATCGTTTAAAGTGTCAGGCGGGATTTTAAAAAGGGCAATGTGTCGCGCTATATAGAGGGAAAACAGGCGGGATCATTCCGGCGGGTTTGCTTGTCGGGTGGTTTCCTTGGGCTTGGCAAGAGGGAGACCCCTTTGGGGGTTGGTAAGGGCCACTGGGGGGTACCCAGTACCTGTTAGCAACCTCTCCCGTGATTTTATCCGGCAGGGTTATCGATACGGGAATAAAACCGACGTGTAGGGAAAGGGTTTGTCTGTGGTTTAGGCAAAAAAAGACCCCAAAGGGATCTCCCAGTGGGGTAACGAAACCGACGTATAGGGGGAATGGGGTGGTATAGTGTTATTTCCCGGCGGGTCTTACCCTCAGTATAAGGGTCAAATTCATTTTTGTCAATAAAAAACTAACCAATACCGCTATTTTATACATTTGTTATTGACTTACAGGTTGTTGATGGCTATACTTGTGTTGTGGGGCTAGATTATTCTAGCGCATCCCGACAATTAACCTCTTGACTTGTAACAACAGGGCGATGTAGGCTAAGAAATCGGTCCCACAACTCTTTTCACAGGAAATCGACATGCTCTACGAAGCAGCAATACTCGTCTGCCTGTCGGTTTCACCCGACACATGCCACGCACTCAAAGATACACGCGGTCCTTACGAGACAAAAGAAGCCTGTAAGGCTCGTGTAGACGAGATGTCTAGGTTTGCAATCAAAGTTCACCTATTCGAACTCGATATCAAGTGGAAATGTGCGTCGGTTTCGGGACAAAACGATGAATCTACTTCCCCAGACACAAAAAAAGAAGGAACTGAGTCCTCAACAGGAAAAGTTCCTCGACTTTCTGTTTGAAAATGGCGGACAAGTCACAGCAGCAGCCATCGATGCCGGTTACTCGCGGGGTTCTGCCGCGTGGCTACGTTCTACGCTTGCTGATGAGATTATTGACCGTACAAAAACAGTCCTAGCTACTAACGCATTCAAGGCCGCAAGCCGCGTCATAGCAACAATAGACAATCCTACCCCTGAACGTGGAGATGACTTGCGCCTCAAGGCTGCTGAGTCGCTCCTAAACCGCGTTGGCGTAGCAAAGCAAGAACAAATCAACCACAATGTAACTGCCGTTCACGGCGTAGTCCTATTACCCCCTAAAAAAGAGGTAATTATCGATGGCTAACGATAAAGAAATCCGCACCGACGGACGCACGGACAAAGAAATCCGTATCATTGCAGCGGAAAACATCACAAACTTAACCGACAACCAGTTAGATCGACTCAAGCTGATTAGTCCGCCTAAACAGAAGCTGGCAGGTGGTGGTAAAGCTTGTCGAGGACGCTCTGCATCTAGCAGCGCAGAAAAGGCTTAGTAAAATGTCTGATTACGCAACTCGTAGCAAAGAATACCAAGCCCAAGAACAAGCAACTCGTAAGCGTCAGGCTGCCGAAGCAAAAGCAGGTTCAAAGATTTCGCGACAAAAAAACGCAGAGTACAACGCAGTCGCAAAAGCTAAACGCAAAGAAGAAGACGCTGCTGAAGAAGCTGTAAAGAAACGTATGAAGTCTTATGGTGGCGGCAGGTATCAACAACCTCGTCGCGCACTAGGTATCTTGAGTGATGCAAAGAGACTACTGAGGATATAAGGTATGGCTGAATCCCCTAGTTGGTTACGTCGGGCAATAAATCCCAACACACCTGCAACCGAAAACAATGAAACTGTACGAACCATCGACTTTGAAAGCGAAGGTAAAATGTACATTGCTCCTACACTACGTATGGGCAAAGACGGACTAAGAAAGCTATCGACAGAAGAAGCAATCGCTGAAGCTATGAAGTTAGGCGATGCTATTCCTGTTCCGGCAGGTATGACTGGAGCAGAGTTCTCTAAAGAGATTAGCCAGATGATTGGTCAAGCAAGGAAGCATCGTGGAAGAAAAGCCAACGAATCCGCCGAAACGAGTCGGTAGACCGAAGAAAGACCCCAACGCACCGAAGCAAACGTACCAGCTATCTACGGCTGAACGTGCTCGTCGTGGTGCACAAAAGCGACTACGTGCCGCAAAGAAAAAAGCAACGCAAGCAACTAAAAAAGCAGAAGCACAAAGAGACTATGCACGTAAACTCGAAAAGACAATCGGAAAAGTTGAAAAAGGAATTAAAGGCGACGGAAGTACAGTGGTCGACATGGGAGATCTCTCCGTTCTACCCGAATCCGTATCTGAACTCGTACAAGACAGTGAAATTGTATTTCAGCCAAACGCTGGACCACAAGAAGAGTTTCTTGCAGCGTCAGAGCAAGACGTTCTTTACGGCGGAGCCGCTGGTGGCGGTAAGTCGTTCGCTCTACTTGCTGACCCCTTACGCTATTGTCACAACTCTAATATGCGCGGCCTTCTTCTCAGACGCACCTTAGACGAACTAACAGAACTAATCGATAAGTCACGCCAGCTATACACAAAGGCATTTCCCGGAGCAAAGTTCCGCGAATCAAAATCCACGTGGGTTTTCCCATCCGGTGCAACCATTTGGTTTACTTACCTAGACAGAGATAAAGACGTTACCCGTTTTCAGGGACAGGCTTTTAACTGGATAGGCATCGACGAAATAACACAATATCCAACCCCTTATGTCTGGGACTACCTTCGTTCTCGTTTGCGTAGTACCGATCCCGAACTACAGAAATCTTTGAATATGCGTTGTACAGCCAACCCCGGCGGTGTC